GTCTTTGCTTTACCAGACCATGGTCTAACAAGCATACGGTATCCAACTGGGTTAGGTATGATTTCAAGATATTCTTTGATGCCTTTGGAATCTGTGGGAATTTGTGATTTTACTTCTGCTTCTTTTGCTTGGTCATTACCAAAATCAGTAAGCTTAGGTTTAATCAGTTGTACCATCGTTATCCTCCTTATGCAGGTTTTTAATATCCTGAAGCAGCGTTTCTAATCCGCTGAGTCTGCCTCTAGCATACATCAGTTGAGATTCCGTTTCAACCCCATAGCATATATGCTCTTTAACACTAGATATTTGTTTGTTTATAGAATTTCTTATAGCTTCAACTGTGTAAGGATCTAACATTAGTTTCTTTTAAGTGATATTTTACTTTTACCTTGTTTTAATAACATAAAACCATACTCATTTACAATTATTTTTAATACTGCATCCATGTCATAATACCTATAATCATCATAAACAAATACACTTCCTTTGTGTGATCTTTCTCCAAAAAAAATAGATTCTTTAATTACATCTACTGATTTATGAGGACCATCGAAATGCACTAAATCATATTTATTTCTTAATTCTTTTTTATCTCTATAGATTGGAACACCATCTTGAAATCTTTTTATAAATTCATCGTCACCCATAGAAAAAAGTGTAAAGTTTTCATAGTCTAAATCTTTAATAAGTTCAAGTTTCATACTGTTACTATAGTTACAAGTAATAGATTTTTGTTTATCAAAATGTTGGTATGGTATATTACCAAAAGGATCTATTCCAATATGCCAATGTTTTTTATGTTTTAAATTCATTAATATTAATTTTGATCCCAATCCTTTTCTTACACCTATCTCGGCTGTAAATAGATCATCACCTTCTAAAGATTTACAAGCTTCAATTAGAATCTCATATTCTTTACTGTCGCCTTCTATCATATTTTAAATGCTTGTAGAGCAGAAAGTTTTTCTTCTGAATCTGTAATGATACCTAATTGTTTATCTATCTCATCAAGGTGTTGAGGATGCTCTCCAATTCCTACTGAATTAGTTAGGTATATTTTTATTGTTGCGTCTGCTTCTGATATTCTTGCATTATATCTATCTTCTAATGCATTTATTAAAACCATTTTAAGATCCATAACGAATCTATATATTATTTATTTGGATTGTAAATATCTTTTATTTTACCTTGAGCAAGTAATTTTTTTAGATCACTCTTACACATTTTTGAATAATCAGGTTTTTCTTCTTTTTTAAATAATTTTTTTATCCAACTCCAGATCATTTTTTACCTCCGTTACGGAAGATTTGTGTTCCCTTAATTCCATATATGCTGGCAACAACCAAAATCCAAAGATTGGTGAACCATGAAGGGAGCTGCGAGAACATCTCGAAGAATAATTTTACCTTGTCCATCGCAGTCGGATCATCTGATATGACCGCCCAGGCCAGCACCAACACGGGCAAACTTAAAATTATCAAAACGGCCTCGTCCTTCCAGTCTGATTGACGGGCCTCTAGAAGTTTTCCTTGGTACTGCTCCTCTCCTCGGGCCATACGATCAGCATGTAGAAGTTGAGCTTCTGACATTGCCATTTTTGTTCTTTGCTTGTTAGCATAAATTTTTGATCCTGCAGACATTGCAAGTTTAATAGCTGATAACCACATTATTTTTTATATCCTCCTCTTTTCATTTTAACTGGGGGTACTTGTGAGTTAGGTCCTCTTTTGGGTGGTGGACCATAACTTACTCCACCAGACAAACCTCCAACTTTATAAGATACAAAATTAAAAAAATTATCTTTTGGACTTACTAAAGTTTGATCAACAGGTTTTGTTGCTGCTATAGCTTGAATTGGTTGATTAACATTTGTAATGTTTTTATTGCCTCCTCCTCTTGGAGCTTTAGGACCAGTAGGGCCAGTAGTTAACATTTCTCCACCTAGTACATCAACATTTTTTTGATCTTTTAAATTTTTTGCATCATAAAGACCTTTTGAAACTCTATTAATTACTTGTCCAGTTATTGTATAATTAAAAGGAGATGGAACTTGAAAAGGTCCTGGTCTGGTTGTTGTTTTTGGTGGTGTTTTGTTGCCACCATCTTTAGTGCCTTTTGGACCCTTTGTAGAATATTGTCCTTTTGAAAGATACTCACTTCTTGCATCTGCTTTATCTGGTGGTCCTTTGGTTCCAAAATCAGATTTAGATGCGTCTGCACCTCCTCCGAATCCTTTTCTAGCTTTTATAACTCTAAATTTTCTTTTCATTATTTCCAACCTTTTTTAGCTAATTTAGGAAATCCACCCATTAAACCACCTATACTTAAACCTCTTTTTCTAAAATACTCTGCTTTTTTTTTATAATCTAGTCTTTTACGTTTTAAAAATTTTCTTGCTTCATCTCTATTTTTTAAAGTTTCTTTTGTAAATTTATTTTTTCCAAAATTACTAGCTACAACAAGAGTAGTATTATCATTTTTTAATTTGTTTTCTTTAGCCGCAGTTTTTAATTCTTTGCTAATCGACTTACCTGCTTTAGGAGGACCAAAATCTCCTCTTTTCGCAGATTTTGTAACAAACTTACTATATTTTAAACTATCTTTTGTAGCTTTTTTAAGTTCGTTTTTTGCACCTTTAGAAAGTTTGGGTTTTGAAGCTCCTCCACTCATTCCTGTTTCATCTAGTCTTTTAGATAAAGGATCTAATTTTAAAATTTTAATATCTTTAGTCATTATTTTTTAGCTCTCTTTCTTGCTATTTCAACTTTAGCATCAGCAATTCTAATTCTTTCTGCTGCTTGATCTTCATTATTTTCTAATTTCATTTTCTCAATCTCTAATCTTTCATCAATTTCATTTTCTCTTATCTCATTAGACATCATATCTTGTTCTGATTTTCTTTGTAAGTCTAAAGCTTTTAAATCTAACTCTCTTTGTTTTAACATTACAAGAGGATCTTGTTTTTGACCCATAGCTTCTGATTGTGCAAGTTCAGTTGTAAGCTCTGCAACTCTTTGAGCAATCATCGCAGAAACTTTTATCTCTGCAGCTTCAGGATCAGCTTGTAACATTTGTTGCATCATAGGATCATCTTGAATCATAGCTCCAACTTCTCCTTGAGCTAACATAGAAACGTGCTCAGATATGTGAGCTTGAAGTGCAGCATACACTTGTGGATTAATTTGTACCATCCTTGTAGACATAAAAGCTCTATGAGCTGCAATATGTGCTTTATGATCTTGAGTTGGGAAAGCTCTTAGTGGTTTTTGCATAATTGCTTCCATATTCTCTGTTGCTGGGTCTTTTGGCATTGGTTTTTCTTGAGGTATAAGTAATTGATCGATATCTTGTGTACCTAAAGCTTCATATACTCTTCGATATGCCTCTCTTAGATTGTGCATCATAGGATTTGACATAGCAATCTTTAAATTTTCGTTAGCTAAAGTTACTCTTTGTGCCATACTCATGATATTAGGGTCAGCAACTGGAATAACATCCACTCTATCATCAAAATCAGTCTGTTTTACTGCTTGATCGGCACCATATACTGAATATGGGTAGATTGGTGGTAGATATGTAGCAAATACTTTTGATAAAAGTCTAAATTCTCTTCTCATTGAGTAATAACATCTCTTGTGTATAGCACTCATGACCCTCGAACCTCGTTCCAATAGGGAAACAGTAGTACCAACAGCTCTATTTTGTAAATCATTACCAGTATCCATGTTAGTAATCGCTGCAAACTTCTGTCCAGCTTGTACTACAAAGCCCATTAGTTGGTATAATGTAGCTGATGGTTCCTTAAATGGTAAAATTTGAAACTGATCTTTGATATTTCCACCCGGTGCATCAACATCTCTGAACTCTCCTGGCTGAAATGGTTGGTCATCATCTCTAATTCTTATACCTCTAGACTTAAATCCAGCTGGTAAGTTAGATAATGTACCTGCATCTAGTAATTGTCTTAGTGATTGAGTAGCTGTTCTACTTAATCCACCTATCATATGAGTTAATCCAAACCCATAAAAACCTAATCCTGGTAAAAATTTAAAATGTACAAAGTATTCTTTTCTTTTTTTAGTCTCATCACTCATTTCATAGTTACGATAGATAGATAAAATTTGTCCAGAGCCTTCATCAATTGTTACGATGTAAGGAACCTTAACTTGTTTTTCTGGATTTTGCATTTCAAACTCTTCTAAATTACAATCTACATGCATCTCTAAAATAGAAAAAGAATATTGTTTATCACCACCCGGTGTTATTCCTTCTAACTCTTGATATTTTTTTTCAATTTCAGTTGGACCCTTAGAAGTAGGTTTTAATTCTACATCTCTATAAAATCCAGCTTCTTGTTTTTTTAAAATTTCATTCTCACCCATTTTAATAACGTGAGTAATTCTTTCACACTCCATTAAATCTGTAGCGTAATATGGAACAACTAAATCTTCAGCTGGTATAAATTTTGATACAGCTCTTTGCATGACTTCATCGTAATAAACTTTTTTAAATGCAGAGCCTGCTAGTGCTAAATAAAATAATAATTGATCAAACTCTGGAGTGTACTCTTCCATCTCTTCAGTAATCATATAGTTCATAAAATCTTGAACCCTTTGAGCTTGATTCATTTTTTCATTATCCTCTACTCCAAGTACTCTAGTTTTTACTGGCCCTGATGATGGTAATAATTCTTTATAAGCTTGTGCTTGAAATGATGTAACTGCTTCTGATAAAAGTGGATGAGTAACTGAAGCAGACCCTCTGAATGGTCTAGTCATTTCTCTTTGGTTGAGTCCCAATAAATCTAAGTTATTAGTATATGAAGTTTCCCAATCTTTTCTTGAAATTCTATCTTTTTTATAATCATCAAGTAATCGATTAGACATTCTTTGTAAGACCTCATCGGACATGTCATCGGCAAGGTTACTAAAAAATTTTTCAGTCTCACTAACAGCTTCTTCAACTGTTGTAGGCTCTTCTCCTTCTAATTCAATATCAACTTCTTCAGAATCTGGAGTGATAATTTCTTCTTCAATTGCTTTTTCAATTTCAGCCATAATAAAAGCTTAGTATGTTTTTGTCTTTGTTACACCGTTAAGTTTTGTTTTGACATTTACATCTCCACCCATATTCCTATTTTGAAAACCTGGTCTATTAGATCTTCTTCTATTTGGATTTAAAACTTTTTCAATTATATTAGATTTTCCCATACCCATTGCTTTTTGACCACTTCTTGCTCTAGGTGTTTTAATTGTTGATACTCCTTTAGCTATTGTATCTGCTATAGGCATAGATTTACTAATACCTCTCATCGCTTTATTCGAAGTCATAGCTTTTCTTGCAGTAGCAAATTTGTCTCCTGTCACGCTTGTTGGCATCTTACCAATTAAACCTAATTTAGATGCACCTGCTAATCCAACCATAGCAGCCAACACTTTATTTCTTCTTCTTGATTTTCTAGACATGTCTTCTCCTTAATAATATATATATTTTCGTTCCTTATAAGATTGAACCTCATCCTCGTCAGAATAAGTCTTTATAAAAGAACCTTGTCGGTATCTTAACATAGCTTGTGTGGTACTGTCCACATAATCATCGTACTCTCCATGAGGAAATGCTGCACATTCTTCGATTACTTCTTCTGCCCAATGTTCGTCTCTTGGATAATAAACTTGTCCAGATTCGAATAACGGAGCACATGCATTTACTCTTGAATGTTTATCTTGTCCACGTCCTGGAGTGTAATCCATAACAGGTATACCCATTCTTCTAAATTCTTGTAATAAACTTTGACCTGAAGCTTTTGCTTCGATGATAACTGTCTCTGGCTGCCAGTATTTATATTGGTCTAACGCTACCATTTTTAATTCTGGAAAATCGTATTTACCTTTAATTGCATCAATTAACATAATAGCATCTGGTTCAGATTCGTGAGGCGTGAATATTCCCCATGTGGTAATAGCAGAATAATCGGCAGTTTCTTTTTTACTAAATGCCGTGTCGTAAGATTGTATAACATGTTTTAAAGTCGGAAGATCCTTGGCCCACGGAACCCACCAATCTCTTTTTAAGATTGCTCCTTCTTCTGATGTTGGATTCTGCATGTATTGTGCAGACCAATTTCTAATTGATATTGACGCTTTAACTTTTTCTAGTTCATCAAGTTCCCAATACTCTGGCCATACTGGTTGTGAGTTTTCTTCTTCACCAATAATTGCTGGAAAAGAAATTTTTTCCCACTTGTCTGCTTTAGGTTCATTTTCTGCTTTTATTAATCGACCAGTCAAATCATCTTGAGCCCATCTGGTCATAACAAGAACAATAGAGCCTCCCGGTTGTAGACGTTGTCTTGGTCCAGATAGATACCAATCATAAGTTCTCTCCATCGCACTATCGGATAGTGAGTCTTGTTCAGTATGTGGATCATCGATAATAAGTAAGTCCGCCCCTCGTCCTGTGATAGAACCGCCAACACCCGCTGCAAAGTATTCCCCACCTTG